GGAAACAACAGCTGTGTGAAAGAATCGCAAACCAAAATAGGTGCGATAGCCTTTGGACATACGTCCATTGTCGAAAAGACCCATATAATTTGGATCCTCCGGGAATACAACATCCCCGTTAACGACAAAATCACCACCCCCAACCACCTCAAACCTGCCACCATCGAGAAATGTCTTATGCCTCCAAGAATCATTATTCAAATAATGAGCCTTATAATTCCCAGCATAAGATAACCCGACTGGTGGTGGCTTGGGTCAGTAAGGCACATGTACCGGAACCTGCTCAACTGAGGGATTCAAATGACAATCTATTTGTATCCTTTGAGCCAGATAATCTCCGGTATTGTGTGCTATGATGTGGTAGTTAGGGACCAATGCAGGGGTCACGCCTGACAAAGCCCTACACAGATCGTTGGTGATGAACCTCCTCAAGTCCGGTCGGAACTTGCTCCCACCACGATGTTGTTGATACACTTCAAAAGCAATATCAACAAAAACGGGGGCCAGACGGTAGCCAGTGTAACCTGGCAACGGTGCCACGTTGGACGCCCACGTAAAGGGGTCAAACAACGAACGAGTGGGCGTGCCATAATCGTCTGATATAGATCTATCCAACATGCCAATATACCTGGTGTCACCCCACCAGAAACGCACACGCGCTATGACCCACAATGTAAATGCAAAGAACGCAAATGCAAGTGAGCCATAAACAAAATGCCAATTGTAGCATGTTAACATAATAGAAAGGAGCGCAGCAACAAGGCACAAACTCAAACCACCACGACTACTGGTATTGTAGCGAGTGTATATGAGCACCTCCTGGACGCGAGGAGGTGTGAATGTGCCAGGCACCAAAGCTGCTGGAGGATTAATAATTTGTGGTGTAGGAACTGACGCAACCGTTGCGTTAATAACCCCGACGCTTTCAACCACAGAAGCGACGAGGGGGATGGCCGGAGCAATAGCTCTGACGGCCCCTCGACGGGCTAATGGTGGCTGGCGCCTCATCTGAACAACCAATTCACGAACTTGGGTTTCGAACCTACTGCTCATGTACGGCAAAATCAAGTCTATAGGGACGTTGAAAACGCCTCTACAAACTGGACAACGCCCTGTCCCCAAAGGTGAGGAAAGGGGTGGCAAATATGACGAACCGCATGTGTCGGCCGCGCAAGCAAAACATAGCGGATGAGCGCATGGCATACGAAACCTAGAAAGTCGAACACGAGGGTTGCTAGGTGCTAGGGCAGTGTAACACACAGAACACTGTTCGTCAAGGTCGTCACCATTAGTGAACTCACCATGACTCCCATTCAAAGAGGCACCGAGCAAAAATCTCTTCGCAACTACGTAAATTAAATGTTCAACACAATTTGCAATAAGAACGGTTGGCCAAACCATGAAGGATAGTGTCATAACGTATACAGCACTCCAATACCCCAGATAGAAGCAAACCCAGGAAAAGCTCACCTCAAAATCTGGAAGCTGATCTGATGGTAGAAACGGCGAAATGCAAAAGACCACCGTGTAAATGGTGTAAAACCTCAGCATACCGCCATATCGTAATCCAAAGACTTCACGATTGGCATCGTTAAAAAAGGAACGTAAATGTGTGAAAGGGGCGCATAAAAGAATGAATAACCGAC